TCTTGCATCTTTCAAAATCATGCTAATATCTCCTTCGGATTTATTAACTGCTTCGATTGCTGCATTTGGTCTTGGAGTTTCGGTTGTGAAGTCAAAGTTGGCTTTTTCTTGCATTTTCAATCCAGATGGATCGGTTTCAGGTTTCTTTTCACCAGATTTATCATCATCTAATCCTGCTTGGATTGAGTTGGATTGATAAGTATCTGGAGTTTCTACCTTTGCACCAACGTCGTCACTTGCTGAAACACTTGGTTTCAATGGTAAGTCGGTTGGGGTTTCCAATGCTTTTAATCTGTCATCGATATTAGACAATGTTGATGATACATCTTTTTGAGTCTCAGCAAGAGACTTGATAACATCAGTCAATGTGTCAATATTGGATTTGACAGTTTCTTGGAAATCAGATTTTTCAACTTTTTCGTCGTCAGATGATTGCTCATCTTTCTCTTCGTTTTCGATATCTTTGGATTTATCTTCTTCCATATCCTTAGCAGAATCTTGATTATGCGAGTTTATATAGTTTTCGCTATTTTTATATGTGTCGTCATTTGTTGAACCTTGACCACCAGCCTGTTTATTTCCATCTTCTGTAACATATCCTGATTTCTTTTTATCATCATCTTCCTCTTTTTCTTCCTCTTTTACCTCTGTAATTTGTGCTGATTCATTGTTAGTTTGATACTCTTTACCACTATGTCTAACGTCACTTCCATTTTGCTGTAATTCAGCTTTTTCTTTCTTTTCTGCCTTAATTTCAACATCATCATCATCGTCTACTGGACTTGATTCCCTGTTTGATGATTTTTCAGGAGAGACATTTTGATTGCCTTGTGCATTGGTTTTATCACCATCTGCGTTTGAAAAGTCTTCACCTTTCTTTTTATCCTCACCATTATCGTTATCATCATTCTTCCATTCGTCTAAAACCTCAACTTCTGTGTTCTTATCATCTTCATCTTCTATTTTTATCAATGAATCTTTCTTTACAGTACAACCAAATTTATCACATTTAATTACCATTTTACCGTCATCTCGTCTTTCTACATTGTCAGTAATTGCTTTTGCAAGTGGATTATAGTCAGTAATTAGGGCTAATGGAACTGCTGGATCTTTACAAACAGCGACCTCATAATGCTCTAATGATTTTAATTCGTATGCAACACTACCGTCTTTCATTACTTTTGGTGTTCTGTTTGCCTTTGTAGCACCACCAAATGATAGTCCTTTGTATTCTCCACTCTTGATTTTATCCCAAATTTCGTTGTCTAAATGATAATCTTTGTGTATTTTACCTGTGATTTTAATTGCAGGATATTCAACTCCATCTGCACTTTTGTAAATTGTTTTAGCATAACTGATACCTTTACCTATAATTCTGTTACTATGAGTGTCACTAATTGGTGCTCCTCTATCCATCCAAACTGGAAGAACCTTGATTAATTCATCAACTATTGTGATTTCTCCTTGTTTATCTTTGACCTGAACCGTAAGATAACCTTCAAAGAACCTCTGTTCACCGTCTATAGGATGTAACGATTTTGTCACAAATGAGTTAAAAAATACATCATTTTCCATATATATTCGTTCTGAACATTACTTATAAAGTTTTAGAAAAATAGAGAAAAGAGTAAGTTTGTTTAAAAAATGCTTACAGCTTATTTCTTTGCCTTGCTTACAGCGTAATCAACTGAGAAACCAACAGTTAGACCTAGTAATACTAGTTCAATGGTTCCTAGTCCTGCCAAAGCCAAGGTTTGGGCAACTGCAATACCTGCAAATACAGCTACAATGATAGCACCAAAGAATTTTTTGATGTCATATGTAGACTCAGAAGATCCTAAGAATCCTCTGACTGTATTCAAGATTGCTCCTCCAATTACGGAGATTGTTGCGATTAACAATGGATCAATCATACTTTCTTTCCCGAAATTACTATTACTTAAGGTTTATTATTTGTCTAAAAGTTCTTTAACTAGGTCATCTAAATCGGAATTTGCTGTCTCTGGGTGTAATCTGTTTGACTGTCTATCTACAGCTTTTGCCAAAATAATTAGAGTTTTTTGTAATCTAGACACAGTTTCACATAAATCTGCCTGTGTTGAACTCATTTTTTTGAAAAATCCATATAATGCTCCACCCATGCCTAATATGGCTGCAATCAATAAAGCTTCAATAATAGAAGACATTTCCATGAAATACTATTGATAGCAAGGTATATAAATTAACTTATAGGAATCAACATTTTTGATTTAATCATATGTAATAATATCATGGGATTCTCATTAATATCATTAACAAAATCCTCATCACCACCACTAATTCCCTCATATCTGCCACATTTGTAGCAAAGATATATTGAATGAGTACCATCGGTGTACCCATATTTTGGGATTTTACATTTCTTACAATCGTGGTCACTCATATCATAAATTTGTACCAAGGCTTTATAAATAAGTATTCCGATATTTCTTACATGGCAACATCCATTTATATATTTGAAAACGATAAAATGTTCAATGTTGTTTACAAGGATGTTTTAGAAGATCCGTTATATGTAATGCCCATAATTGACCTATATGTAAAACAAGACAAACTTTGGATAGTAACAAACTCAAATGATCAAAAAGAACAACCAAGATTAAGCAACACATTGGTTCATTTTAGAAAAGGCAGTATCAAAGAATGGGAAGAAGGTGATGAAAAATTAGTAAAACATAACGATATTAGATACAATCACAAGAAATTACATTTGGAATTCTTTCCAAAATTTCTAAGGAAACCACTATTATCAATGCGAATAGGTAGGTGTTATAGTGATAAAGACAAAGGATATAGCAAGATAAACTACGATAAAAGGTACTATGATTTTACAAATGATAGAATAATATTGTTGTTAGAGGATGTAAAGAAATGAAATTTGACTTTGTATTAGGTGAAGTAGAGGATAGATTAGAAAAAATTGATGAAAAATTAACAGAGACAAATAAATTGTTATCACAGATAGAAGAGAATCTTAGAGTACCAAACATGGTTGAGTGGGCTAAGTTTAGAAATTCTTTGATAAGAAAAATTACTTCCGATTAGACCTGTTATTGCCACTCATAATATTTTTCCAGTCCTTACCGTGTTTTTTTCTCATTTTTATCCAGAACGGATCAACCTTCATGAATCCACCTTTTTTGTTGTATTCTTTTGTGATATTTGCTATTCTACGGTGACAAGTGGAGCAAAATCTTCCATTAATCTGCTCAATATTGAATTTGTATGAGTTACAAAAGAAACAAAGACCGTAATATTTGTCACAAACCTTTGCTAAAAGAGGTTCACGACCTTTTTTTCCTGCACAATCACCACAAATATCTGCGATAGTTGCAACAGCTCTGTCTACTTTCATACAACCAAGACAAACGCCTTCCTTGTACTCATTTACTGCTGTAAACTCGTCACTTTGGTGCTTTTCCCAAAGCTTTTTTGTCATGTCGTTTGCGTTTTCGTTAGTTTCTAATTTTTCAGGCAATGTCTTTTTGTAATTTTCTTAAAGTTATAAGTGTTTTCTCTAGAACTTTGTTAGTTTCATTCTCGTTTGCAATTTCTTCTACAATATTCATAATTTCTATGATATTATCTGTCTTTGGAGCAAGTTTATAGACATTTACAACCTCTGGTTTTGTTTTTGTTTCCTTTTTAGAAGAAACAGGAACATTTCCAAAATCAGTTTCAACAAATTTTTTTGCAACTTTAGGTTTTTTAGCAACTTTTTTTGTTTTTTTGGCATTTGATTTTACATTATGAATTCCAGTACCTTCTGGTTCACATGTTTCGTCACAAACGTGGTGTCTTTTAGTCATTTTCATCCTCATCTTCTTCTACAAATCCATGTTTGACATAAAATACAACTTTTTTAGTCTTACATGAGCCATCTTTACAATCATTCATCGTCATCTTCTCCTGTTAGCCATGCCCATTCTGCTCTCTCACTCATCTTCCCATCTCTTTACGCCTTCAAATTCACTTGAAACAATGTCTCTAGCATCTCTTACTGTCATTCCAGTGGCTTTTCTCAACTCTTCAACCGTCTTTGTCTTTTTCCAATCATAATCCAATGCTGTTTGCAATGTTTTCTTTACTACTTCAAAGTTAGCAGGTGTAATTCCTTTAGGATAAGCAGATTTCTTAGCAAGTGAACTTCCACTTGTAGGACTTCCCTGTCCAGTACCACCAATGTCACTTGGTCTCATGTTGTTTGGCTCTCCTTCAAATGATTGTGTCTTTTCCTGTGGAGCTGGTACTCCTTTACCTGCACCGTTCATATTGCCATTTATTGCTCCTACACCAAACATCATATCTGGTGTCAATGCAGTATTCTTACTTATCTTAAATTCGCCTGTGTGGGTTCTTGTAATCTCAAAGCCCATCTGTTGCAACATCATCATGTTCTGTATTTCGATTCCGTCAGTTTGCAAGTCTCTGAGTTTGTCAGTTTCCTCACCAGTCTTTAATTGTAATTCCCAATCGTCAATGTTTAGCATCTTTGAAATTTTTGAGAAAAATGCCTTCTTTAATGTGTCCTGACCCCATAGAACTGCTCTGTTTGTAATTGTAACCTGTAGTCCTTCCTGACTCCAACCAGCAGGGGTTTCACCGTAATAGAATGGCAATACGCCATAGACAGCACCAATAATCATTCTTAATTCCTTTCTTACTTCGATAAATTCTAACTCTTTAAGTGATCCAGTAAAGTCCAACCACTGTGCAGGATTCTTTCCACCCTTGTCATTTTCAACCAAAAGTGGGTGAATCATGTAAGGATCTTCCTGTGCTTTCTGTTCCAATACATCCCATGACTTTCTGAATGTCTCATAGTTCCTTGAGGAAATAACCAACATACCTCTTGGTGGTCTCATCTTGTCAAAGTATTTTCTAATATATTCATCCATGTGGGATAAAGACATAGCCTTGCTCCATATGGAATAGATAGGAGAGAATCCATAAAGAAGGTTTGGTTTGTATTTACCTGCCTTCCAGATAACTTCGCCTTCGCCATAAATGACTCTTTTAGGTTGTGGAATACCAATAGAATAAACTGAGTTAACCTCGATAACTGCCTTTAATGCCTGTGCACCACAACGGTCACATTTTGGCTCGGTAAGTCTAACGTCACGATGCTCAAATCGTGGGCAAACATAAATCTTGTTTCGCTTGTCGTCATATCCAATTCTGCCGTCACTGTCGGCAATCATTGCCACCTGTGGTGGCTCAATTCTTAACATTTCCTTAATCACAGTCTTCTCTGTATTAATTTCGCCTGTTGCATCGTTTATGTGATAGTTCTTTAGCAAAAGCAAATATGCATTATCTGCAATTTCAAAGTCACGTTCCAACTGTCGTGCAACGTCTTCCAAAGTTTGCTGGTTGCTGTTTACAGGATCATTCATCAAGTTTTCCAAAGTCTTTCTGTGCTCTGGTATAGGTCTAGCCAAGTCATTGCTTCCACAGGTATCACATACCAATGATTCTGCTTTAGGTACTGCAACTGCCTTCTTTTTGCGTGGGTGTGCTGCTGCATTGTCTCCATTTGCTTCAAATGGTTGCTCGTCAGGGTTTTCAGCAGTAGGTGCATATTGGAATTCCTTGCTACAGTTGTTACATTTGTACTTCCATTTCTCTACAACTTCAAAGCCGTTCTTGAACATTTCACGGTTCAAAGTCTCAATAGGAATTCTTAAAGCATCAATGTTATCTGCCAACTCGTAAATCATGGTGAGTGGGAAGGGGAAAATTGGTAGTTTAGCACCTGTATCGGTACTCATGTAAGGTTGGGCAACGCTAGGTCTAGTCGTAGTCTCAGTGGTTGACTTGTCGATTAAATGAAGCCTTGTCAACGCACCAGCAAAAGAACTACGAAATCCCATGATACATGTCAATATTTGTCACATTATATAAAGTTATTGTCACGGTTGCGAAGCAACCCTCACCCTAAATCCAAAGTTTTATATAATGATACATAAAAGATCCAAGCATGAAAAACATCTTTGTCTATGGCAGTTTGCTAAGTGACAAACTTAGATACAACATAATAGGTCGTGAGATAGAGGGCAAACCTGACATATTAGAGGACTATATCGTAGATACACACAGCGTACTTACTCAATACCCTACTGTAATAAAACTAGAAGGTGGGTTTGTAAACGGCAAAGTCTTCAAAGTCACTGACAGTGACATCGAAAAAATGGACAGGTATGAGACTCACTATTACAAGAAAATTGAGGTTACACTAAAGAGTGGTGTAATGAGTTTGGTGTATATAGAGAGACACTTTAATACAGGAGTCTAGTCTCTTTCTTCAAGATTCTTTTTGTTCCATCCACGATATGCTTCATCAGTCTCACATTTCAGGCATGAGTCAAAAAAGCTAGGCTTTCCACATTTGTTACACTGGTTTATCTCTCTAAGATAGTCTTTGCCACTAAATGACTTTTTCAAGCCATTAATAAAGTTACGAATCATCTGTGACTCTTAATTGCACATGATGGATCTCGTCTTCCAATACATGTACATTCTCCATCACTGGTAACAGGCGTATCATCAATATCGAACTCAGGTTCAACAGGCTTGGATTTTTTACTAGTCATATAAATAGGGTTCTTTATATATTATTTAAACTTTGCCAAACTATGGTCGAATTGGAACTAGAGGACTATACTGAGATATTTAAATGGTTTAATGCAAAGCATGATGAAGTCGAAGAGAATGGTCTAAGTGAGCAAGGAAGAAAGAGTTTCTGGAAACTCCAATTTTTAATGGAAGACAAAATGAAAGAACTAGAGATGGAAAAAAGAGACCGTGGTACAGAAAACTAATATAATACATACACTTAAATATGGTGTGTCAAGATTAGACGAGATACATACTAGGCTTATGGAGATTGCAAAAGAAGAAAGACAGTTGTTAGACGAGAGAAGAGCAATACAGGCTCAAATGTTTAGAAGCAAAATGAACCTACATATCAATGACATAATTGATGGTATAGGTCATGGCTAGTAACTAGCACTCACGGGTAACAATTAAATACCGAAGCAAGATATATAATACATGTGGAAATTGTATTTGGGAGTCTTTTTATGTTTTACAGGCATTGCTATACCTTTAGGTATAGCCTTTATAATATATCATGTCATAGACATGAGAAAAAAATCTAATGGTATGAAAGGGTGGACTCATAAAAGCTTTATAAATAACAAGGATTTGAGGTTAAATAATGAGTAATGCTGCAAGTGCAGTAAGGGATCTTTTGAGCCTACTGCATGAAGAATGGATGCCTGAAGACAGAAAAGAGGTTATAAAGCAAATGCTAGTTGACATGGTTGACAGGATGGAAGACTCTACGAGTATGCAGGATTTGAGGTAATGGCACTAAGTAGAAAAGATCTAGAAAGCATCATATGTATCGCATGTGGTCGAAAGTATGGAGAACATTATAAGGGTAAGGGTACGAAATTTAACCTCCCCGAACTCATGTCATGCATGTTCAGAATACAGGGTACTTTGGTTGCTGACGGTATAAATAACAGTGACAAGCAGGATTACAAGCCACCTTCCCCAGCCGATACTGAGTTATCTTCTTAGACTTATATATAAGTATACTTTCCTAAATAGGGTTCAGATTTTTTCCAGATTTGGTCAAGGCATTTTCCAAATGCTTTCAATTTGTTTTCGAGAGTTATATATAAGGTGTTTTCCTTAAAATTCGTTTTTTCGCCATGTCGACCAGCACGTCAAATCAAGCAAAAAAAACTGCGTGAAAGTGTTCACGCATTAGGGGTTTTATGACTAAGCTTTTACGTTTTCTTCGTAAATTGTGCCTTGAACGGTTTTGAGGGTATTAGGTGACATACCATAACACATTTCAAGAAATCGAGCCAATTTGATAGGGTCGAATGATTGATTACCCTTATTGTTGATTTCTCTTTTACAAGCGTTAAGTTCATCAATTAATGGTTGATTGCCACTAAAGA